TATAAAGGGTTTAACATATTTAACACCAAATTATTCTCTGCTGTTGCTTCTAAAAACATATCTCTAAAACTTTTTCCTTTTTTACCATTTTCTCCTTTAAAAAAAGAAGATGTCGCACCAGGTGTATTTCTTGTGGCTATTTCCCAACCACCTGTTACACCAAGTGATTGGTCCCAAAACACATTAATCATTGTCCCTTCCACAAACTCTTCTGCTACAATTCCATCAGTTATTTCGTTATAGTTCTGAATAAATCTGTCACTTGGAATAGATTTAGGAGGTGCAAAAGAAACCACTTTATCTTCACTATTTACAATGATTGCACGACATAGACCATAGGTTGTAATCAAATCACATGCTAAAAAATTCTTGTCATAACGAATAACCTTATATGTAGCATTATTTGAAGTTCTACATTCAATTTTGTTTAATTTTAGTATATTTGAACTATTATTATCAAAACCATTTATCATATCATTAAACCCTGAAATATCAGACAAATTGTAAATTATAGAACTCATTTATTAATAAGTATAATTATGAATTTGTCTTTAAACTATATTTTATAATGATTTTTACTTAAGCATAAAAATTTCTAGTATAAATATAGAAACAAAATGTCAACCAATTCTGATAGTATAAATGAATTAAATGAATTAGAAAATACAATAGTTGAAAATGAAAATATTATATCTGAAAAAACATTGACTGATAGTATAAATCAAGAAAATCAAATAACAATTGAATTACAATTAGGTGATGTTATAGAAATAAAAAATCCAATAAATGAACAATTAAATGATAAGACATTTATTATTGATTATATTGATTCAGAAAAAATGATATTAACAGATACTAATTCACTCAACACAATCCGTTTATCTATATCACCTGATGGTATTATTGGTGATGGGAACACTACACATATTTCAATTATTAGTCGCAATGACTCTAGAGGATATGCTGAGCAAAATGGTCTTTTACTTGGAAAGTGGATTAACATTTATTTTGGTGGTGAATTTCCGGCTATCATAACAGGAGAGATTACAAATTTAGAAAATGATATGATTGAAATTAAAAGCATAGATGGTGACACATTGTACTTAAATTTTGATTATAAAGGACTACCAGAAGACTTACCAATTGAACTAATAGAAATTAGAGAGAAACCCGAAGAAAAACCTATTGCATTAGAAGAAGAAGTAGAAGAAGCAAAAGAAGACTTTGAAATACCTGATTTGGAAAAAGAAAAAAGAGTATTAGGTGAAGACCAATTGCAATTTAATCTCCCAATTAAAAATGTTAAAGACCAATTGAGAGAATTAATTATTAAAGCCGACCAAATTGAATTTGGTGACGAAGAGTTGGGACCAATTATTCAATATGTAGATGTATCTGCAAAAAATCAGAGATATAGTTTAGAAACACAAGTAAGTGACCTATTAGATGAACTTCTTTCTACTATTCCAAACACACAAAGAACAACAAAAGTGCTAAATAATATCCACATTATGATTGAAAGGTTTAAACAATTGAGAAGTAGTTTCTCTCTTTATGATAAATATGGTAATGTAGAAAGCGCTCTAGTTAAAGAATCTTCATACAAACCATTACTGGAATATTTTACAAATTTTAATAAAAACTTGTATTGGATTTTACCTGTTGTCAAAAATGTAAAAAAAATATATAATGCTGAACACATAGACGAAGATAATAATGATATTGAAAATATTTCTCTTATTTCTAATCTTGAAAATATTGACGAGTTGATTGAAAACTATAAATCAAATAATTTACCAGTAGACCAGAATAAATATTCTGCTTTATATTCAGAGTTAGAACCATATTTAACACCTTTTAATAATCTATCTGATGAGTCGTTAAGTGACATATTAATTGAAAAAGCAGTGAATACTAATATTAATACAATTATTGATAATTTAACTGAAATGTATTCTTCCATTTTTAGTAGTAACGCGGTTAGAAGTAGAAGATTTGTTATTTCTAAATACAATTTGGCAAATAGTAAATTAAATACAATAGATTCAACTGGTGCAAATCTGGTTACGATAAGAACAAATATTACAAGTAATGATATATTATCAATAAAATCACTTGTAACACTACCTGAACCCGCTATTCGTTTTTCAAAGATTAATTTGCCAGGAACTAATATTTTGGACAAAGCCAGATTAAATCTAATATTTTTGAATTATTGGGAACTTTTAAAAAAGAAAACAAATGTAAATAATATTTTTATAGATAACTTGGAAACCGATATTGAATTCAATGAGCAGAATTTTGTTGATAATATTAAAAATTATGTGTTAAATTTGAATTATGATGATGTAAGAGGAATGACAAAGACAGAAATTTATGACAAATTTGTTAAATTAATCATTCCAAAAACAAAGGTTTTGTTTAATTTAATGAAAAAATACATTAATGGAAAACTTTCTATCGTGGATATAGTTTCTTACTTGGAACCATTTTTAATCTATAGCGATGACCTAACTTATATGCAGTATACAGAAATTACCAAGTTTATTGATGAAAAAATTTCTGAATATAATAAAAAATTCATTGAGCGTTCTCGTTTGTTCAAATCAATTACATCATTCAGATCAGAACAGCCCATATTTAGTGTTGCATATTCTATTCTTGATATACTTTATAAAAATCTACGTGAAGATGTATTTAATGAAGGATATGATTTTTTTGAACCTGAAAAAAGTTTCACAAATTCCGAAATTTTGCGAAAAATGACAATAAAAGATTATACAAAATTATATACTACTGCACTTTCATTGCAAAGTGCACCCCTCATGTTTCCTAGTGAATTTTCGTCTCTATTTGAAGAAGAAAAGAAAATTAAAGATGCAAAATTAAAAAATAAAGATAAAGAGGACGATAAATGCACGACGATTATTGTAGCAAAGTATTATGACTCGATTGAAGCATTGGATGCAGATAATGATAAACTTATTTATTTTGATAAAAAATATGATAAAACAAATTATGGTTTAATGGAGACGAATTATGGTAAGGAACTAATGATAATGTCTTCAGAAGAATTAAAGTTGCATATTATGAAAGACCTTATGGAAAAAAAGAAAATGTCAGAAAGTGATGCGGATTATTTTTCAAATACACTAATAGATGGTCATAAAAGAGTTAACGACGGACAATATGCAATTTTGTATAAAGGTTACAGCCAAATTAGTTCAGATGAGGTAGATTTTTATGTTAGAAAAAACAATAAATGGGTACTAGACAATGACGCAAATAAAGATTATATTAATTCAGATGAATCCAGTGTATTATGTAATATACAAAGTCAATGTATCAATGTTCCTAGTGATATAGACGATAAATGTGAAAGTATGCAAACAAATGAACTAGAGTTACAAACTAAATTATTAAAAGATGTTGTTAATGAATTTGATAACAAATATAAAATGACAAAGGAGGAGTTTCAAAAAAATATAAAAAACAAGTTTGATTATTTTATGAATATTATTTCAGCACTAAATAAGATTGAAACCTTCAATATGTTAAAATATAATAATCAAAAATACAAGTTAGGTTCAAATATTGAAGATACTATAAATACACAACCTGTTTCACCATATGAGCAAATTTTAAGCTTAATATTAGGTCAATCTGATTTTGTCAAGAAACAACAAGATATTATTAAATTTACAAATTTGTATTTGAGAGAAGCTAATTTATTATCGGTATTAGAAGACAAACACTGGATGTATTGTATAAAAACGAATATAAAATTAATGCCCACATGGAAATATAATTTGGCAAATGCTTTTGTAGTTGGTGGTCAATATAAATATATTGATTATCTAGAACAAGTAAAATCTCAAGTTGGAACTATGGATGAAGGTGGTGAATGGTGGTGTGATAAAAACAGCGGATGGCCTATTTGCAAAGTAGATTTTGATATAGAAGAAGGTTATGAAGATAGCGGGTTCAAAACATCTTCACGAGCTATTATGGAGGCAGATGCTGGAAGTAAAATAATTTCATCTACAGGATTAAAATTGGTTCAATACAATACACCAGAAACAAAAATGATTAATAATATTGTAAATGCTTTAGGAATTGCAATGGGAATTAATATAGAAATACAAAAAGAGTTTATTATTAATGTAGTATTAGATTCTATTCAAAATACATTAGAGACTGAAAATGATTACAAATTGAAAGTAAGAGAGATGGCAGAAAAAGGGAAAAAATTTCCATCTTATAAGGATTTTTATAACACTGCATTATTGTATTATACACTAGGTGCGCTTTTAGTTGCTATTCAAACTTCAATGCCTTCTATTAAAACAAGAAAAACTCATCCTGGTTGTGTTCGGTCTTTTACAGGTTATCCATTTGAAGGTACTGGTGACTATAGCAGTGTCTCATATTTAGCATGTGTTGCTTATGATATAAGAGAATCAGGTGAGCCATGGAATGTTTTAAAAGGGAAAAAACAAGAAAACATTGTGACAAAACTTAAAGCAGTCATTAATGACGTGTTATTATCAATTCCTGATGTTAAAAGAAAAATGGAAGAGAAAACTGCTTACTTATTAACTAGTAATGCTGATGTAATACCGGAAGAACATGATATAGCAAGATGGTTGCAATTTTTGCCACCACTCATTAGTTTTAAGATGCGACACCTTGTGAATATTTCAGATGAGTTTAAAAAATCACTCATTAGTGAATTAAGAAATGGTTCCATTAATCAAAGAGAGAAAATATTAATGATAGACTCAAAAATGATTCAATTCTCTCTTGCTATAGTTGAAAGAATACAAGAAGCTGTAAAGAAACATCAACTACTTTTACATTCATCAAATAATGAGCCTTATTTAGAAAATGCATGTTGTGAAAGTAACGAAGGCGAAACAACGATATCTTATTTTACCAGTAAAGATTCAAGAATTTCTGAATATAATCAAATTGTTACACAATTATCAAATATGATGGAAGACATTTTTAGTTATTCTAAAAGTGGACTTTTTTATAGCAATGCAAATACAAAAAATGTATATCCATCTATTAATAAAGATTTTAGTGAAAAAACAATTTATTTGGCATTTATTTATTTTTGTAAATTTAAATCTCTAATACCTATTCCAGAAAACTTACTTCCATTATGTACAGATAAACCTAGTAATGATCTAATTAATCCAAGTGACTCAATAGAGAGAATTATTCAAAAATTAAAAGAAGACGGACGTAATTATAAGAATGAACAATTTTTAAGATTGATTCAAATTATAGGAAGAAATAATATTATTAATATTCAATTTGAAAATACTGAAGTATCATCTATTACAAAATTGATTAAATTATTAGAAGTTGTGGATGATGAAAATGATGAGGTTGTTGAAAAATCTATGAGAGAATTAATATTAAATGCATTAGATACTTATGATTTGGCCACTTCTGATTATACAAAGGAAGTAAAAGATTTAAATAATTTTTTAATAAGAAACATTGAAGAAATGAAAGAGGAGATTATAGATTTTGTTAAAAAAAATTCTGGTTCAAATGTTTCAAATAGTTCAGTAAAAAAGATGGAAAAAGCAATTCAGAATTTATCTACATGGACATCAGACACTTCTGAAAGTTTTAAAATATCAAATGATATACTTTACAATTCAACAAATTTTTACAAGAATTTTATTCTTAATTTTGTCAAAGTATTTCCAAATATTATTTTAAACAAAGTTAATTATGATGATATTCATATTCAAAATTATTTTAAATTTTCTACTAGTCATGAAAATAAACTTAAAAAATACATTAGTGAATATTATGAAAAGTTAAAATCTTTTTATGGGATAAGTTCGTTAGGTAATATTCTTAGCAAAATACAAAATACTTCAAAAAATCTTATTTTAATAGCAAATGCTACACCATCTTTTACAAGTATTAAACATGGAGAAGAAACAATAAAACCTGTATTTGATGAGAGAACAAGTAGATTTTTATTCGAGTATTATTTATTACGTGTTTTCATTAATTATATTGAACTATCCGATGAAGATGAAATGTTAGTTGTTGAAGTACCTCAAGAAATGGTAATTGATGATGTATTTTCTGTAGAATATATGGAAGATACTGAAACAAGAGTTGATTTATCAATGACAACATCTCGTCAAAGACAGACCACATTAGTAAGCGGAAATAAAAAAGAATTAAGACAACGTGTATCTGAACTTTTTATTTGTTTTATAAATATCATGAATAATGAAAAGGATACAATAGATACATCATATGAAGAGATACAAGATAGAGTGTTTAAATTAAGGGAAAGAGAGAAGGATTTAGTTACAGACAGATTGAAAAGAATGACTGATGAACAGCGTGATGCAGATACTATTTTAAAGATTAATAAGCTAGGTATGTATAGTAAAGGAATGCAAAAAGGTCTGACGTCTTTGGATAAGGATTTTTATGATGAAGAACGTGAATTTAGAGATGAAATGACTAGAGCAGAGAGAAATATTAGAAGAAAAAATGCAGATGCAAATGATGAAAATATTGACATCTTAATGGAAGAATATATGGAACAACAGAATGTAGAACAAGCAATAGATGATGAGGCTTATGATATGAGTTTTATGGGTGAGACGTATTATGACGGAAATACAGATGGAGTTGGTGCACCAGAAGAAGAATATGATGACTATGAAAATGAATATTAAATTTTAAAATTTAATAAAAGATTTAGAGTATTATTTGTTGTAAGAACAATAAAATTGTTTATAATTATAAAATTATAAAAAATTGTGTATATAAATATATAAGATGGCAAAAAACTATATTAGAGAAAATCAAGTACTTATAGCAATTGCATTATTTCTTATTATTTATGGAATCATTCAAATAATTAAACCATCTTGTTTTTATAATACAGACGGAAGCATTCGTGAATTCGGTATTGGATATAGAAACAAAACAATTCTACCTATTTGGCTTATGTCGATTGTATTAGGAATTTTATGTTATCTAGTAGTCATTTATTATGTAAACTATTACAATAAAATTGTATTTTAATATTAGAATCTTATATTCTAAGAAATAACAAAATATACAAAATATTAATATTATTAAAATTATTTTACATAGTGTACACTTGAGTTGTAGCTGCTAATGAGTCTTCTTTAATTTTTTGTTGTTGTTTTTTATACTTTTCAGCATTTGCTTCCATATTTTTAACACTATTTGCACAATCTTTAGTAGAAATGTTCAACCTTACAATAGATGTAACTAGTAAACCTGTATAAATATACCATAATGCTTCACCTATATTGTCTTTTGATATAACCAACTCAAATAATTGTTTTTGTTTTTCTTTAGCCTCTGCAGGTATTTCGTTAGTTCCATTAATAGGTTTATATTGTTGTTTCATAAGTGGTGTTAACATTTTCCAGAAATCGTCAAAATTACGAGGTGTCATTTGATTAATTAAAATTGCGCTATTTCCACAAATTTTAATGATAGCATCTGCAGCACTTTGCATTTTTTTTTTAGCTACATCATCTAAACTATTATCTGAATCTATATTTGGTTGAACTTCTTGGGATATTAATAATTCAGTTATTAATTTATTTGCGGAACTAGATACCCAATAATAACCTAATACATCTGAAAATGCGCTTTTAAATCCTGGATATATAGTTATAACCACCATTATTACACCAAAAATTAGTATCCATGGCATAAAAGTAATAACACCTGCAATCCCAATATTATCCATAATATTTCCTCCACATTTTGCAGTTATAACATTCATATTTACCATTACTTGTATTATAATAACTAAAAGTAGATATACTGCTAAAAAAGCATAGCTATTAGATAAATATACAGGATAATCCTCTGGACTTGTTAATATTTCATATGTTAAACGAGGTTTAAGTAGAATATAATATACGTATGTTGTTAATAAAAATGCAACAATATTTATGTAAGAACTTGTTTTATAATCAGACATAGAAGAATTTGTATTTTGAGTGGAAGAAGAATTTGTATTTACAGCCGACATATATATATAGATAATATGTATAAATTAATTTATATTTTTAACAATAATTACTATGGATTTTGATGACTTTACTAAACCAAAACTTACAGAACCTGGAGTTAAATATTTTTTACATCAAACTCTTAAGCAATGTCATATTGCTCGTGACAATTTTCACAATATGGTATATAATGTTGGTTTATTAATTGCATTTTTAATAATTTTAGGAATTATTTTATTATATAAATACAAGGGTAAATTATCTCCTGTTGAAGTAGCACAAAAAAATAAAGAGAAACAACAATATATTTTATCAAAAATAAAAAATTTTCAACAATCTAAGCGTATAGCACAACAAGAGTTAATTACTGGATTACCTAATTGGGAAAATGAGTATGATATTATACATTCTAAACAATATTAGATTAAATTTTTATTTTACTATATAATACTTTTTCACATTTTTAATTTAGAGAAATGTTTATTTGTAAATAAAATAAAAAATA